CTCAATCTATCAAAATTAGAATAGTTATTTCTAAATATTTTTCTTGCCATGTATCCTTGAGAAACATTAGTAAAAGGTTCCGTTATTTTTTTCAACATTGCGTTAAATGCAACTGCCGATATGAAATGCATCCTAAAGGTTTTACCATCTCCCGTCGAGGTTGGAGTAACTCCATCTATTCTAAAAACAAATAATCTTAAATCTAAAGTTGTGCCAAGATCTTCTGCTTTAATAGTAATTTCTAGTCGTTCCTCTCCTCTTAAAGGATTGGCTTTAGCGTATTCGATAGGCTCTAGTCTTTGCTTATCCGTGGGGAGTGCATTTTCTAATAATCCAATTTTATCTGTACAAAGTATAGAGCCTACTATTCCATTTCTTTCTATGGATTGTGTCAAGGAAAATTGTGTTATTAGAGGCAAGATATCAACCCAAGCTTTATCATCTACATTTGGGTTATCTTTGTATGGCAAGAGTCTTGCCTTTACAATTGTAGCCTTTGATGGATTAAAAGGTTCTGACACTAGCCAACTCGCATTTTTTGTATAAATTCATCTTCCATCTGGCCGAGAAAATCGTTATCAAACAAAAATATTTCTTTTTTATTCTCGTTTAAATCTGACTCAAAATCATATATTCTGTATGGTTTCCACTCATCAGGAATAATTCTTTTTATAATAATTTTACGGCCTGCTTCTGTTCGTAGAATTACCCTATCTTCTCTTCGCAAGTAAATTGTCTGAAAAGATTCCGGTGAAAGCTTTATAATATCTACTGCCATTTATTATACCTCTTTATACCAATAAAGAATGTTTTCATCATTATCGGGGTCTCTAGTCCAATCCACAACATCTTGGCCTTGTTTGCCAGATACATCAGTATATTTTTCAATTAGAAAATCATTAAAAGTTTTTTCATCCATAGGCCATTCGTGATATGGATCAATTATATTATTTGCAAGATAAACAAGCCAAACATAATCAACGGATCCATAATAAAATAGAGCAACATCTTCTGCTCTCATATCATCTTTTACAGTATATGGCAAATATAAAAAAGGATTTGTGGATAGATAAGAAGAAAATCTGTTACGTCGAGTAATATCTCTTACTCTTTTTCCTTGGTATTCTATAATAGGAAAACTTTGAAAGTATTTAGCCATTAGTTGCTCCCCAGTCCGCCCAGGCCTGCTGAGGCGCTATCATTAATTACTTGCGTTGCAACACCATTCCCACTATAATCATTTGACACGTGGATTTCGAGTTCTTGCAATGCAATTGTTAAAACCACCGCACCCGGTTTGCCACCTTCCATAAGCGGTACAGTACCCGGTGCACCATAATCAAGTGTTACGTTTTGGATCATGCAAGGTTTGTATGCTGGGAAATGTTGCTCGTTAACTCCTAAAAGTTTTATTTCAACAACACTAGGATAATTAAGAAAGGCTCTACGGATATTTGGACCTGCGGTTTGACCTACATCTACTGCCGCGGGTAATGATTTTTCTTTTAAGAATCTTGTAATATTTCTAATTATGTCAGAATCTTCGGAACTGTGTGGATATAATTCCCAAGTAAAACTGTGAGATTTGAGATTTACACCTTCAAACGCGAGTGTTTCTTTGGGGTTAGTTATATTTCCTGCATATACACCTACACTTCTTCCAATGTCACCAGGCAGAAATGTCCGCAGAAGATACGCTGAAGATGCAGCTGCATCCTTAATTGATACAGAAGCTAATGCATTTGTGATACTTTCAACTAACTTACCACCACCGCCTTCTCCTGTGAAGCTAGCAAGGCCCGCTCCAGCTTGTTGAACAATTTTTGCCAAATCTCCTGTAATTGAACTTGCAGCAGCACCAATATCGGCAAGAGATGCCGTACTAGAGGCTTTACCAGTTAAATATCCTGCAATACCCTCAGTTACTAAACTTCTTTCAAACCCGTTTAGTCTTAAGTCTGTTTGGTCGTTTAATTGCTTTGGAAACGGAAGTTCAATCCCCGCAGATCCTGCTAATGTTGTAGTAATTTCTGCTTGAGAATATACGGTACGTCCGTTATTTCTTTGTCCCACACTTTCGTATGCTACTCTGTCTTTATATTGGTAATCTTTAAATATCAATAACATCGAATGTGCTTCCGGTCTACTAGGAAACGACATAAATTTACTTTGAGATTGGGATCTCCTGTATTCATCAGCTTTTCTTGGACTGGCCATTTCAAATCCCTTGTGTTTTATATAAATAGCTTTATAATACTTATTTATACTAAAAAAATGTGATTTGGAAATGGCTTATAAAGGAAGGTTTCGACCTAAAAATCCTTCAAAATATAAAGGTGATCCTACAAAAATTATCTATAGATCGTTGTGGGAATTTAAATTTTTTCGTACGGTTGACGAGCACCCAGATGTATTGTGGTGGCAATCTGAAGAAGTTATAGTACCTTATGTTTCACCTATTGATGGACGCAGGCATAGATATTATCCCGATGTGGTTGTACATAAAAAATTACCAAACGGAACACGCAAGACTGTAATGATTGAAATTAAACCATATAAACAAACGTTACCTCCGGATATTAAAAAGAAGAATAATACACCTTCTGGTAGAATATCCAGACGATATTTAAATGAGGTAAAAACATATGGAGTTAATGAGGCAAAATGGAAAGCTGCAAGGAATTTTTGTGCGGATAGAAACTGGGATTTTATAATTATGACCGAAAAAGAACTAGGAATAAAGTAATGGTTGCAAAAGTTTTTGACGATATTCTATTGAAAGGTATTCGAGCAGGGCAGGTACCTGCAAGAACGGATAAAGCAAGAGAATGGTATCGAAATCAAGCAAAGACCGTTTCAAAAGGTAGAGTCGCACCCGAAAAGCTTGTCAGAGAAATGGGAACGGATCGCTATAAGGCCGCAGGTAGATTTCGCATTGGTGAGATGTATATGTTTAGTTATGATCCTAAAAATAAAGAAACGTTACCATACTATGATATGTTTCCTTTAATATTTCCCATAGGCCGAGCAAAAGGTGGATTTTTAGGGCTTAACATGCATTATCTGCCACCTATACTGAGAGCAAAACTTATGGATGCTTTGTATGATACCATAAGCAATGATAAATATGATGAAAATACAAGATTGAGGTTGAATTACGGAACACTTGCGGCTGCACAAAAATTCAAGGAATTTAAACCTTGTATAAAACATTATCTTTTTCAGCACGTAAGAACAAAATTGGTTTATGTAAATCCTACCGAATGGGATGTAGCTTTGTTTTTACCAACCGCAAGATTTTCTGGCGCAAGTAAGAGTAAAGTATATGCGGAATCTCGAAAAATAATTAGAGGAAGATAATAGATGTCTTTTAACATATCTCAATTTAAAGCTGAGCTTGACTCACGAGGTGGACCTTCACGTGGATCCTTGTTTGAGGTAACTGTAACTCCAGTACATAGAAATACTGTTGCAGGGATGGATGCTAGGTCATTACGATTCTTTTGTCAATCTGCAACTGTACCCAATATTAACTTGCAAACTCAAGAATATGCGCCCGTTGCAAGTAATCCAATATTTTATCCTACTGCTATTTCCGCATCACAATTCAATGCTATTTTTATGATGGATTCCGAGCACAAAGTATTGCAGTTCTTTCATCAATGGATGCAAGCAGTTATGAATTATGGAACTAAAGGCGGTAAATTTTCGTCTGTGGGAAATAAATTACCTTTTGAAATGGGATATATGAAAGATTATGGCGCACGAATATCAATTAAACATTATACTACCGATTCAGATAATAACCGCTACTACGAAACAATATTAGATGGCGCCTATCCAACCGGTATGGGAGAAACGAATTTGTCTTGGTCAGATAATGATAACTTTCTCACATTGCCTATAAAATTTGCTTTTGAAAGAATTGAGTTTTCAGGAGAACTTGAAGGAAATCCACTAGGTTTATATGGCCGTGGAAATGGTTTATTATCAACACTCGGAGCACTTGCAGGATTTGCAGGTACTGTACAGCAAACCGTAAAGCAGGGCACGAAATTCAATAGTGTGCAGGATGCTATTAATAGAATTTATAGGGTAGACAATTCGCTGAACAAACTTGTAAATACACTTGGATAGATTATAGGAGATTATAGTATGGGATTACCCAAAATTGACTTACCTTTATTTGAAATGAAATTGCCATCGACAGGCAAAAAAATTAAATATAGAGGCTTTACAGTAAAAGAAGAAAAAATACTTTTAGTTGCTCAAGAATCTGACGATTCGGAACAAGAAATACTAGCAACAAAACAGATTATTAATAACTGTTTAATTAACGTAGACGTTGGCACACTTTCAATGTTTGATTTGGAATATATTTTACTTTTATTAAGATCAAAATCAGTAAATAATAACGTTTCATTTATGATAACAGACGAAGATACAAAAGAACAAATTCCTATGGAACTTGATATTGATAATG